GTATAAAAAGGCATTAAAGACTGTCCTTCAGTTAATTCATCAGCTCTTTTATATGAACCATCTCTAAGCATATATTCATGGTCTGGCGTTGTATCAATATATGAACCATCATCAAGTGTTACTCGAAATAATTCACTATCCTTTCTAGTAAGGTCGCACCAAATTATTTTACTTGGTACAATTGCCTTGGTAACATCTTGAATTGCATAAGACCATACTTCTTCACCATTTTTAACTCTATTAGATAGTTCCTTGATAGTAATTTCAGTACCATCTAATAATGGTATAATGCTATCTTCACGTATTGGAGTATTTCTAGTCCACATTGGAAGTGAAGTATGCATATCTAACCTATTGAATAAAAGGTCTTCAATAATACCCTTAACACGTTTGCTGTCTGAATATACGTTAACCATACGGCCTTCACTATTCAAGGTGGTTGATTCTTCCATCATAATATCTAAAGCCGCAGCTATTTCTGGATAGAATTCCATGGCTTCAAAATCTGAATATGAACCAATACGAGTCGTTTCATAGTTTACCGCTTGTTGGAAAAGACCATGTTCAACCTTTTTCCAAACTTGACCTAAATATTTATTTTGTTGAGCTTGTAATTTAGCTTGCTCGTATTCTTTTTTATCACCAGTTTTAAGTAATACATCTTTACCAATGTTATATCTTTGCGTACCTTGTGCTGGTTTCTGTTGTTGTTGTTTTATTCCGTCTGGACCTAATATTTGTCCTAATCTTTGGAAAATTGTTAAATTTTGCTTAGCCATAATTTTTATTTTATTATAATACATTTATCGGTAAAATAAACACTTTACCTTGAACCACTGAAAAGCCACATATACTGGCCAGTAGGGTCTTGCATGTTTTTAGATACTATTGGGTGAAATTGAGGTGGTCTAGGCGTAGACGTTTTACCTCTTTGACCATTTGGTACAAATCCAGTTCCACGTGAAACTTCCGTTTCTTGTGTGGATAATGAACTACTACCTATCCAGCTACTTAACATAGCCTTAGTTTGCTTTTCAAGTCTTTCAAGATTCTTAAATGAATGTTCAAGAACCCAAAGACACATCGCTAATGACATAATTAAATCATCATGATAACCTTCCATATGGTCTGGACGACCATTCTTATAAACGAAGGTTTTCATTTCATTTATAAGTCTTATAGACCTAATCTTAACGGTGTTATTTCTAATCTTTTCTTCAAAGTTTGATATCATCGCCAAACGAATTGTAGATACTTGAAGACCTGGAACTTTATCATCTTTTTTATAAGCTTCCATTTGTTTCTGTTTGCTTGAAAGTATTTTTCCGTTCGGTGTCTCATAATGTAGACGCTTATATTCAAATTCGATAAGTTTAAGTACTGTTGAAACACCCATACCACCAGTAATATCAACTACCGTATAAGCCTTATAAAGTTCACCATACTCTTCAACTATTTGGGCTAAAAGGTCTGGTTGTATTTTGCCTTGGAACTCAACAACTTCTTCCATGGTTGTGAAGTCTAAAATAACCATTGTTGAGGAATCCTCACCATCGCCCCTAGATACATCCACACCCATGATATATTGATGACCTTCTTGAGGTTTTCCCCAAACCCATATTTTATTTTCAGCACCTGAATAGAATTCTGGGTCTTTTACGTTTAACAATTCCTGAGCTTGTATATCTGCTTCAGCTATAACGTTACCCCCTGAACCAATAAATGATACATCAAGCTCTTGAGCAATCATTCTAACATCATTATTCATACCTCTACACATTTCTTCATACCATGAAGATGTTGGCTTAAATCCTTGTGCTACCATGAATTTATATGATTCAAAATTAAATTCTACTTCATATTTGACTTCTTCATCTTTAATCCATCTAAGGTCTTTATTGTACCTTAAATCTTCATACCATTTCATTTCAATTATGTTGAAGTTATTATCGCCTTTTTTTGATTGAGCATATGTTTCGTAATAAAGCTTATCCATACCATTTGGTGTTGAAATAAGAGTAGCTTTACCACCAGTACCCAATGCAGTTAAAGCCGCACCAAACACCTCAGCACCATTATCAATATAGGCAGCTTCATCCATTACAAGATATGTTGGTGTAAAACCTCTTAACGCATCCTTTGAGGTTGCAACCGCCTTAACACGACTACCGTTAGGTAATCTAATTTCACCCTTTGCATTTGTATGAAAAATTTCTTTCTTTTCAGCTTTTTCATTACCATAATATTCATTACCCCAAACCCATCTAGGTAATTGTGATAAAAAATCTTTAATTTTAGCTAAAAATTCAAAAGCTAATTCTTGTTTATTCGCAACAATTAGAACCGCTTCTGGGTTATCTTCATCAGCAAGCGCAACCTTTATGGCCATGAATGCAGCTGTGGTTGTTGACACCCCAGCTTGTCTAGGTTTGGTTACAAGATTAAACCTATATTTCCCATAACAATTTATAATTTGTTTTTGCCTTGGAAACAATTTAAATGGTACAAACCCTTCCTGAGTTTTATCAAAGGTTTGTAAATATGTTTCTATAGCATATATCGGATTCGATAAACACTTACCAAATTCTAATAATATTTCTTGTCTAGTTAGCATACTAATAAATATGGTAAAATGCTGTAAAATGCCTAAAATAAGGGATTTAACAAAAAAGCACTCAAATTGAGTGCTTTATTTTTATAAGAATCTATCGTAATCTTCGTCCTCTTCTTCATGCCCCATGGCCTCATTATAATCTTCAGTTTGAAGGTCTTTCCTGACAGTATCAGCAATATCTTTAACTAATTTTTTACCTTTTTTGGTTCCAGCCATAATCTCTTTCATTTGGTTGTGGAATTCTTTAGCAGGTAACTTAGCTAAATCAGAATATATATGATGCTTTAATGTAAAATCATCAGTATCAATTGCGTCAGTAAACTTACCCCATATTGCTGGACCGATACGTAAATCCCAAAGCTCAGCTTCTAAAAAATCCGCTTTATTTATGATAAATTTAGCCATTTTCTTATCTTTTGGTAATCCATGTGCCGATAATAATTCCATAACACCTTTAACAATTTCATGTATCAAAACTGGAAAAACCATAGCTTGAGCATGTATGATTGCTTTAGGATTTTCTTTGGTTGGAAACTCTACTCTAACAACACCACCATTAACACTTTGTTCTAATTTAGGTGCAGTAAAATATATATAATCAGCGGCAGCCATCATCTTGGAATACCTACTAGGTAATTTAGGATTTATTGCAGCTAACTCATCATCAACCAGATGAAACATGTGGTTACATTTTTTTGCCGCACCTTGCATCATTGCGTTTAAAAATCTTCTTTTATAAACTTCATCATTTGCATTTTTGATATCATCATGAGAATTAAACTCCATTCCTTCAACAGGCATTGGTTTTGGATTTCTTTTGGTCCCTTCAATAGAAATTACTGGTGTTAATTCTGCAATTATTTCAACTGCGTCTTCACTCATTTCATATTCTTCTCTTATCATTTTGATTGCTAAATCCTCAAGTTTTTTTCTATCTGATTTCTCCAATGCAACAACTTCATTAACCATTGGCATAAGCTCTTTCATAACCCTATGCTTATCAATTGAATCTACGTCAAATGCCCTTTTATATCTGTTAACTACTTCAGAAAAACGTTCACCCATAATCTTTTGTTCAAATGATGATTCATCACCATCTGGCAACGCTGGATGCTTACCTAAAGAATGTTTCTGTAACCTCAAATCCTCTTCAAGGTCTGGATGCATTCTCTCAGCCATACCTTCTGGATATAAGATACTTTCATTTATCTTATTGGCTGGCTTAATGTTACTAACGGTTGCTAAAGCTTTAGCGACCAAACTTCTATAATCACGCATTATTTTATATCTTTAACTTTTATTGTCTTAATTATTTTTCTACTTTCACTGACATTACCAGTTGCTTGAGATGGTTGAGTCGAAGTTGCAGTTCCAGCACCATTGTTTTGGGTTAAATCTTTAAGTCCAGCAATAAGTTGACTTAATCCAGTTCTTGGAACTCCAATCATTTCAGCAAATGCTGCAATAACTTCTCTTTGAGCAATTGGGGTTGAAATTGATTTAAATATACCACTAGGTATTTTCTTTTGTATAAGCTCAACAAGCTTTTTAGCCTTAGCATTCATTTCAGCATCATTCTCTTGGCCAGTTGGTTGAACTTCATCAAGGTTTTGTTTTCTACCAGCACCGAAAAGAGTTTCATCAACATATTTTTTGAAATCTTTGATACCCATATATTGTTCTTCCTCACTCATTTGAGCTTTAGCTAACTCAGAAATATCCTTAAATTTCCTAGCTTTACCAGTTTTTTTGTTTACAATAAAATGCTTATGACCAGCAAAACTTGGATGGTCTTTGCTTTCTTTTGGTTCTGAACTTGTTTCTGGTGTTTTCTCCATAACAGGCCCCTCAGGATTTGATGTATTAGCCTCTGGAGCTTCAGGTTCTTGTACTCCTGTTTCAGTTTGTTTATTATCAAGAGACTTCTCAAATTCGTCAATAGGGTGAATTACATTTTTACCTTCCTCATCTATTTCATCTAATGAATAAACTCCAAGAACTTTTTCATTCTGTGGAGTCAAGGCTCTAACCATTTGATAATTTTTACCATTTAATGTAAACGGTTTTGATATTTCATTATTTTCGTCATGAACATCTGAAAGGTATTCAAGCTTTTTAGATACTTGAGGCTCTTCACCTTCAACTACATTAACATTAACGTCATCTCCTTTAAGTTGTGGAACAATTTTGGTTAAATCATTCTTTTTAACATTCAATGTTGGTTTTTTAACACCATTATCAGGTGTTTTAGGTTGAACAGATGTTGTTTGGTAGCTTTGAATCCCAGTGTCCAAAGCCCCTTCTTTTATTTTATTTTTCATGTTTTTCAGTATTGTATTTTAGTATTAAGTCCTGTTCATATAATTTAGCTTCAACATCATTTTTGGTTTCACCAAATTTAAACGATAACCTATGTTCTGGGTAAGAATCTTCCCCATCTATATTTTGCCATGCTAAAGCAATTACTCCATCAATGGCATCCCAAACAGAGAATGTATCACTATTTTGAACAACATCTAATTTTAACTCTGACTCCAATCTACCGACATGTTTTATAAACACATCGTGAGGAGGTTCAGGACGACCAGATGCTGGGAAAGTATCCCATTCTTCTCCGTCAATATCTTTGATGGTATCAGAAAATATAAACTCGTAAATTAGATTACCTTTATAGTCCTTACCAACGTGATTAATGTATATTAAATATAAATCTTTCATTATGAAATATATATGTTTAATTCGTAGGTTCCACTGTCCATTCTATATATCTGGGCATTAAGTTTAACCCTTTGTGGTTTACCATCTTTACTCAAATCTAATTGCATCCTTTTGGTTATCCCATATGCAATATGGTCGATATCATTCTGACCAAATTCAATTACATCATAACCTCTATTTATAGCATATTTTTCAATTTCAGTCAATGTAGAAGCTAATGTTTTATGATATATTTCGTAATCAACCTTGCTTTCCTTCATTGCTTTAGGGTCAGGCTTTATACTTGGCTCAACATTTGGTAGAAATGGTGCATCTCTTCTACTTGGTTTAATTGGTGTTTCTTTAGGTTTTACTTGAGGTTTTACTTCAGGCTTAACATCTGGTTCTATAAATTCATCTATCATATCTTCTGGATTAAAAGTTTCTGTTAATTTATTTTTAATAATAGATGTAAAGATACTACTTTTATTTTGAATAGTCAAATGTTCTTTAACTGGTACACAATTAGGGACTTCTTTGCCACCCTTTTCTTTCATACCAACTTGCTTATAACCTGTCCAGCAAGGTTCCATTTCATTCAAAGCATCATTCGAATGAGGTTGAAACATATTGTTCTTTTTAGGATTAGCTAAAAATAAACTTTCTTGTTCAAAAACTTCTGAACCTTCAAACATATTTTCACCACCTTCAGTTGGAGCTGTAGCAGGTTCTTGA